AGAATGGAGATTGAATCCTAAGAAGATTCCAAAGAAACAACAAACAGCAAATATGGATAGAGGAGTATTTCTTGAGAAATTGGTTAGCGGTATTCTTGGCGTTATCTTGCTCGCTATCCTCTTGGTCTGACCCGGAGATAATTGAGCATCAGATAGCAGATGATGGTTGGGTTGAAGTACCTCTTGACTTTACTTTTCCTTTTTATGGAAATATGTATGTCACTAGTTTTATGTTTAGTAACGGTGTTGTGGGGTTTCTTGACCCTAATGATGTTCCCGGTAGTGGTTATATATATGATGGGTTGTGTTGTGATGGACCAGACCTTACTAGCTTTACAGGAGTAAGATTTAATTACACAATAATGCCTTGGTCAACAGATTTAATAGACACAGGTATAGGTAGATTTTATACACAAGGTGATTCAACATACCAAAAGTATATGTGGAAAGACTTGTCAGAGTATTATGATGTTAATACAAAGAACACATTTGACCTGACAATATTCCCACTAGGTAACATAGAAGTTAATTACGAAACTGTACATATAAAGAATCACGGAGTAACAGTAGGCGTAGTTGGAGATTTAAGTGCTGGTGAATATGAACAATGGTTTTATAATGCACCTAATCAGAATGGAGCAGTATACTGGGATAGTCAACAAGATGACCCAATAGAGATAGCAGGAGGAGAGAGTATATGCAGCGTAGTTCCAGACAGTCACATAAGTTGTTTATATTATCCACAAGTCTATGCTGATAATGTGTACAATCAACAATGTGATTTGGACGCTTTGTATGATTACGGATGTGCTGGGTGGAGTGATGCTTACTTAAACCAGCAATGCGGTATTAGTGCTTTATACGATGAGAGCTGTGATGGATGGGATGATGCTTACTACGAAGAATATGTAGAGCCAGAAGAAGAGGAAGTTTGGGAAGTGGAAGAAGAAGATTATGAAGTATTTGTACTTCCAGAACCAGAACCTTATATAGAGATTGCAATTGAACCTATAGAAGATTATACAATTGTAATGGCTGAGATTGAAATGCAACTACCAGAGATTGAAATGGTAGAGATGACTCAAGAAGAGTTTGAAGCAGAACTAGAAGCAGAGTTAGAAGAATACTTTGAACCTCTACCAGAAATAGAGCCAGAGCCTGTAGAAGAAACTATAGAGGAGCAGCTAGATGAGCCTATTGAGGAGGAGGAATCTGAAGAATCAACAGAAGAACAACCTGTTGAACCTACAGAGGAGCAGGAAGAGATTGAAGCCCCAGAACCCGAAGCAGTAAAAGAAATTAAAGTAGTAGAAAAGAAAAAGAAAGCTAGTAAGAAAAATAAGATGCGTGAGATTATTAGTAACAAGCTACAGAATCTTGCAAATGAAATGGGAGAAGCAGCTTCTTTAGAAGAGCAGCAAAAACTACAAAGTTTAATATTAGCTCTTTTAAATTTTAACTCAGAGTTTAGTAGTTATAATTCTCAACTAGCAGACAGTATTTTTTATGATAGTAAAGACATATATACAGGCAGACAAGTGCCAGACAATCAAAGAGGATTAAGGAATGGACTTGCTAATGAAATATTACATAACAAACTGGTAGATTTACAATGGCAGAAGTAGAATATGGTGGTATTAAGGTAGGCGGGAGTAAACTTTTACTAATAATACCACTTATTAGTATGATTGGTGGCGGTGCTTGGGCTGGATTTGAATTGTTTAATGAGTTTAGAGTTCTTAAAGCTACTGTAATGGAGTACCAACCACCTGATATTACTGGTATAGAACAAGACATAGCTGTTATACAAGAAACATTAGTAAGTGTAAGTGAGTCAGTAGAGTTAGCTAAAGACTATACTAGGACTATTAAGAATGATTTGAAGGATGACCTAGCAAGACAAGAAAGTCTTATGGATAGGTTAGAGAACAAAGTAAATGCTTCTCAAGATGAGATAGATAAGACTATTGATGTAGCTGGAGAGAGATTTGATGCAAGAAGAGATGCCTTGTATTCAGACACAGATAGAAAGATTAAAGAATTAGAAGATAGGCTTGGTGCTAAATTACAAAGAGCCTTAGACAACCCATTAGCAAACTAGGATAATTATGTTAGATTATGAAGATAGAGTGGCAAGATTAGAAACAACATCAGACAGACACGATTCTCAGATAACCAAGCTGTTTAGTAGAATTGATGAAACTAATAAGTGTATTCAAAAAATTAACAATAGTATGTTGCAAGTTAAATGGAGTGTTTACGGTGCTATAGGTTGGTATATAATTACACAGATAGGAATAATAGAGGCACTAAGTATAGTATGATAGGATTTATAACAAACATAGCACCAATGGAATGTTATTTACTTCTGTTGAGTTTATCGTGATAGGATTTATAACAAATATAGCACCAATAATGTTAGGATTTATAGGTAAGCTATTAGCACTTAAGAGTCAAGCAGCAGCAGAGAATCAGAAGCTGATGATACAGAACTTACAAGTACGTAATGATTCTATTAATCAAGCTAGAGATAGAGCAGACAAAGAAAGTCCAATGGCTGCTATGAATAGAAGAATTATTATCCTAGTTATATTAGCTTTGATAATCTTTACTCAAGTAGCTCCAGTGTGGTTTAATGTTCCAACTGTTATACCTACACTAATAGAAGGGTTTAGTATACTAGGTATTCAATTTACACCTGACATAGTAGAGTATGTAACTATACAAGCAGGTTCGGTATTAAAGATGGATGAGATATTTGGATGGGCAACAATGATAATAGAGTTTTACTTTGGTGCGCAATTAGCTAAGGGGAAATAATGACATACAGAGAACTAATCAATGAAGTACTAATAAGACTTAGAGAAGAGACAATAGCTACTGACTGGTCAGGTAATATTAATGACTCAACTACAGTTACAGATTATCAAAAAGTAATTGGCAGTATGGTTAATGATGCTAAAAGAAGTATAGAGTCTTACCATGATTGGTTAGTCTTAAGAGAAACAGTTGATGTATCTACAGTAGCTGGTACTAAAAACTACAACTTATCTTCAGGTCAGGACTTTAAAATAATGGATGTAGTTAATAATGCTACAGGTAATCAACTAGTACAAGTAAGTAGAGCTTACTTAAATAGAGAGAAGTTTCCTACTGATTCTTCTGGTGAGCCTCACTACTATGGATTTAATGGTGCTGACTCTTCTAATAATCTTAAGATAGATTTATCTCCTGTTCCTAGTAAAGTTGAAGTTATCTCTTTTGATATAGTTAAGTATCAAGCTACTTTACAGACAGCAAGTACTGTAGTAAAGATACCTGTACAGCCTTTAATCTTAGGAGCTTGGGCAAGGAGTATATCAGAAAGAGGAGAGGATGGAGGTACACAATCAGCTATAGCAGCTGAAGAAGCTTCTAATTCTCTAAGTCAAGCAGTAATGGTAGACAGTGGACATGCACAATTTGAAACTGATTGGTTTATGAGCAACTTACATTAATGGCTAAAGAATTACAATACCAACCTTTAAGGGACATTGGTGTTAACGGGTTAAATACACAAGATAATCCAGCAACACTAGACCCTTCTTATCTTACTCACGCAGATAATATAGTTATTAGAGAGTCAGGTCGTATTGCTTTACGTAAAGGTTTTAAACAGAAGGTAGCTCCTAATGCTGCTGCTCCTAATGGGGTAGCCATTGCAAGTATAATAGAACATAATGATGGTGGTACTAATAAGATATTTGCTAGTCACGGTACTAGTATATACACTGTAGATTTTACTACACCTGCTGGAGCATATCCTAGCAGTGGCGCTGATGTTAAACATACAGTAGGAAGTACAACAGGTGATTGGCAGTTTGTAAACTTTAATAATAGATTAAGTTGCTTCCATGTAGATACTGTTCCACAAAGATATGATGGTTCAGCAAGTTCAGGTTCTAAATGGGCAGCTTTTGATAATGCTCATAGACCTTCTACTGTTTCATCTGGAGAGTTTAAACCTAGTTGTGGTACTGGTTTCTATGGTAGGATGTGGGTAGGTGGTGTTGCTGAATCAAAGGATATTTTATATTATTCTAGTTTGTTAGATGCGGATGACTTTAGAACAACTTCTGAAAACAGTGCTTCTAATGGTGGGTTTATAAGTTTAAGAAGTGTATGGGGTACAGATGAGATTATATCTATTGCTCCTTTCTATGGACAATTAGTTATCTTCGGTAAGAACAACATTGTTATATATAGTAATCCTTCTAACATAGCTACTATGGCTTTAAATGAAGTAATTAAAGGAGTAGGATGTGTCGCTAGAGATTCAATACAAAGCATAGGTGATGATTTAATATTCTTATCTTCTACTGGACTTAGGTCTTTAGCTCGTACTTCAGAAAAAGATAAAGTTCCTTTAATTGATTATTCAGTAAACATTAAAGATACATTAATTAGAAACATAGGTCAAAGCACAGCAGTTAAATCAGCTTACATAGAAAACGAAGGTATCTATGTAATGACATTTACTGCAAGTAACATTACTTATGTGTTTGATTTTAAACATAGAACGCCTAATCAAGCACCAAGAGTAACAACTTGGACATTTGACGTAGACAGAGAACCAGCAAGTTTAACTTATACTACTTTATATGGTATGTTAATAGGACAAAAAGATGGTGCTATAGCTGGTTATGAAGGTTATTTTGATACAGACTTAGCAGGTGCTGCTACTTTTAGTAATGCTTCTTATACTGGTATTTTTGAAACTACTTGGGTAAACTTAGGAGATTCTGTAGGAGCTTCTTTGTTAAAAAGATTGTTTATGGTTCTTGAAGGTGGGTCAGGTGCTACATTAGGTCTTAAGTGGTATAAAGATTATAGTTCTAGTCCTTCTAAGACTACATCTATAACTTTAGCTCCTACAACTACAGGTAGTACATCTTTATGGGGAGCTTCTAGTTCTTTATATGGAGCTACCACAGTTACGCATACACACAGCGCAACGGTTCATCCTAGCAGTTCTACTTATAAACCTGTGTATGGACTAAGAGAATATAGAACATCATTAACAGGCTCTGCTAAGAACCTTAAGATTTCAATAAGTATACAAAGTAATGGATATGATGCTTCATTACAAGATTTAACACTTCTTCACAAACAAGGGAAAATAAGATAATGGCAAATTATAATCTAGCGGTTTCTTGGTCTGGTAAGGATGCCCTTGCTGATTCAGATGCTAACAAAGTAATAAGTGGAGCAGACTTCCACACAGAATTCACTGCTGTAAAAGCTGCGGTAAATACTAAAGCCGATGTTAATGGTAGTGCTTCAGAAGCATTTAGTGCGGCTACAGCAAGTGCTGGTAATAATACGACATTAGTAGCTACAACTGCTTTTGTCACAACAGCAGCTACAGTTGCAGCTTCTTCTAATGGTTATGGAACTAGAACAGTAGGTACAGGTAATGCTACTGGTGGTGCTAATGGCGACATACATTATAAAGTAGCAAGCTAATGAGCCTAAGTATTAAAGATGGTGGTGCTTGGAAAGAACCTACTAAAGTAGAGGTTAAAGATAGTGGTGCTTGGAAAGAAGTTATAACTGGTAGTATTAAAGATGGTGGCACTTGGAAACCTTTCTACACTCGCAAGTTTACTTATACAGTTTCTAGTAATGTAAACAAATTAGATTTAGATACTGTACTTTCAGCCGATAATAAACTAGGTGATGTTGATGTAGTCATTAGCTCTGGTGTTTATGTTTATTCAAATTCTACAGGCACACCTGCTTTATTAACTGGTTCTGGTGTTGCTGGTGTATTAACTATTATTAACAATGGTTATATATATGGAGCAGGTGGAAATGGTGGAGCAGGTAATCGTGGGTTTGCTAATGGCTATGCTGGTGGCGCTGGTGGTACTGCTTTAAAATTAGAAAAGAATATTACTTTAGACAACAACGGTTCAATCCTCGGTGGAGGAGGTGGCGGTGGAGGCGGTTCCGGTGGACAAAACTGGCACGGTGGTTTCTCTCAAAGCTATTCTTATGGTTCTGGTGGTGGAGGAGGAGGTGGTGCTTCTTATGGCTCTGGTGCTGCTGGAGGCTCAGGCGCAGGTTCAGGTGCTAGTGGAGGATTATCTTCTGGTGGAGGTGGTGGTTCAGCTACAGCAGATGATGGCGCTGATGGTGGAGTTGGTGGAGCTGGTGGTAATATAGGTTCAGCAGGTGCAGCAGGTGCTAATACTAATAGTAGTGGTAACACAGGTGGTTCAGGCGGTAGTGCAGGAACAGCAATAGATAACAATGGAAATACAAGGACAGGAGATTAGAGTATGTTACCATGGGCGCAAATAATAGGCACAGGCATTTCAGCTTGGAGCAGCTATAAAGCTAATAAAGATAATGTAAAAGGAAACAAGGATGCTTTTAACACAGCTCTTGCTTCTGTAGACCCTAAAGATGTTACAGGAGGCTATGGCAGTTTTACAACTGATTCAGATGGTAACTTTAACATAGGGTTAGATGAAAAATATGCTAAAGAAAGAGATTATTTCTTAGATGATGCTGAAATTAACAAAGGTTATTTAAGTGCTTATCAAGAAGGTGGACCTGCAGGAGCAGCTAATACTTTATTTGAAGAACGAGTAGACCCTTTACGTAGAAATCAAGCTAGAGCAGAAGCTCAGTTTGATGAGCAAGGTAATGCTAGAGGTATGTTAGGTGCTTCAGAGATGATGTTTGCTAGAGGACAGAATACCGCAGGTTATCAACAAGCAGAATCAGCAGTATATAATCAATCTTATACAGATGTTCAAGATATTATTGATAGGTACAGAGCTAGGATTAGTACTGGTGTAAATCAAGCTGTTAATATAGAAGGACTACCTCAAGGTTATGCTGATATAGCTTTAACAGATGCTAGTAATAAAGCTGGTGTTGCTAAAACAGGACTTGAAGCACTATCAGGAGCGCAAACACAGAAGGCTGAGAGTTTTTCTAAGTTTGGTAGTAACTTAGGTCAGTCCGTAATTGATGGCAAATTTAAAATTGGTAATAATAATAAAATGCTTTCTAATCAAACTAAATTTGGTGCTGATAGGTCAACAGCTATTAAAGGTGGTAGAGGTGGAAGAACTAGAAGAAGCAGAATAGATTAACAGGAGAATAAGATGGCACTAGGTCGTTCAGCAAGTATGACAGAAGATGCAGGAGCAGCAGGAAGCATGTTCGGCACTGCTGTTATGTCAAGCATGGGATTTGAAGATAAAGAAGCAGCGGTTACAAGGATACTTCAAGGCGCTGACTGGGAAACAGAAGAAGGTAGAGCTGCTTTACTAGCTGAGGTTGGTAAGATAGACCCTGATGCTTACGAAGAGTTACAAACACAAATTAATGAAACAGCTGTAGCTAATGCTACTACTGCTAATACTTTGATGAATTCAGAAAATCAATTAATTGCACATAAGCAAAAGATATTTGGTGGTAAGTATGCTAGAGAATTTGAAAGAGATGCTAGTGCTAGTGGTGAAGGTTTTGCTATTCATTATTTCTTACAAAAGAATGAAATTACGTTTGACGCTGCAAAAGTTAAAACAATAGCTCAAGCAGAAGCTTTAATTAAAAAGCATATGGGTAAGGATAGCGCTTATAAAGATACACAAAAACAACTAAACTCTTATGTAGGACTACAGAGAGAAATGTTTATAACAATGAGAGCTACTCAAGATGCAGGTGTAGAAATGACTAGTGGTTCCCCTGAAAATAGTGCTACACCTAATAACTTTGATACTACTATGCCTACAGATACTTCTGAAACAAGTACTGGTAGTGAGCCTGAAGATTTTAACCCTACGACTACTCCTCAAGGTGAATCTTTTAAAGCAACAGTAGATGGTAATGAAGGTACTTGGATATGGAAAAAAGGTTCTTGGGTAGGCGACCAAGATGGTTATGAAGTTAAAGCTGGGTGGAAGTTTTATCCTAATACTGATACTAACTACACAGACGAAGGTGCTAAGTTTAGTGTTCCGGGAATGGGTGATGTTACAGCGGACCAAATGACTGACATGTTTGACTTTTAATTAATGGCTTTCCAAACAGAACAACAACGAGAAGAGCAGATAGCAGCTGAGTTAGCTTTGTATCCTCAAGCTGAGGGTTATACTTATGGCGCTGGTTTTGTAGGTGGACATCAAAGTGTAGGTTCTTGGTTTACTTCTGGTATTACTGGTTTGATTCTTAGTAAAGGAGCTAGTGATAATGAACAACGTGATTGGTATGTTCAAAGAAATGGTATACAATTTGGTAAACAAGCACTAGAAGATAGACTTAAAGCTTATAAAGAAGTAAGTAAGTTTAGAAAGCTAACATCGGAAGAAGAAAAAGATAGAGCAGAAGCTTCTCGTAGAGATATATTAATGAGCAGAGACTTAGAGTATGTCTTTAATAAGAAGAGAGGAAATTTAGATGCTCCTATGGACTCTAAAGGTCAGAGTTTTAATGAGCGATGGGGAGTTGCTCCTGAAGATGAGCAAGGTATTTTAGATATGATAAAGGTTCTTAAAGATAACCCTGCTTATACAGGTGGTGTCTTTACTGCTGAGATATTAAAAGACTTACCTTTAAGTGTATTAGCTTGGCTAGGGTTAACAGCTAAAGGAGCTGCTGGTGCTAGTTCAATTGCTAAAGCTCTTAACAAACTTAACAATATTCAACCTGCTGCTCTTAGAGGATTAGCTAAGATGGGTACAGGTATAGGTACAGGTGCTATAGCAGGTGCTAGTTATGAAGGATTATATACTCAGTTAGAACAAGGAGAAGCTAAGGGTAAAGAAGTTGCAGCAGGCGCTACTTTTGGTGCAGCATTTGGTGTATTAGCAGGATTAGGTATCATGGCTAGGACATCTAAAGACTTAGCTAGTAAAGCTAAACCTAAAGAAACAACTACAGTAACTAAAGAAGAAACTGATTTAAAAGAAATTACAGAAATGAAAGAAGTACTACCTCCTAAAGAAGTAAGTACAGAACAAAGCATTATATCGGACATTAAGAATCAACCTAATAGGTTATACCCTGAGATAAAAGAAGATAGAGACTATGTACTTGTAGATTTAGCTACAGATAAGGGTAGGAAAATAGCTAACGACAATGGATGGTTAGTTAAAGGAGGAGCTTTACAAGGTTTTAAAGGAGCGCAAACTATAGATGTTAATGGTATGCCTCATATTGTTGTACATAAAGGTAGACGTAAACAAGTATTTGATAGATTTCAAGAAAGGTTTGAAACTACTGTAAGCAAGTCAGGTAGATACGATAGACTTACTCCTCATCAGAAGACATTATTAGATAATGAAGACAGTTGGGATGTTATGTTACAGGCTAGAGAGAAAGGAAAGATTGAACTAGTCCGTAGAGAACAAGAAGAAGTAGCTAATGGTCAGCCAGTAACATATAATCCCGGAGCTAGAGAGAAAAGATTAAATGCTTTAGCTGCTGTAGAGTTAGAAAGAGCATACAATCAAAGAGCAGATGAATTACTTACGCCTAGTGAGAGAAACATTAATGATGTAAAAGAAGAGTTAGCAGCTACTAGGAGTGAACCCACAGATATACCTATAAATACTACACCGGGAGCAGCTACTAGAGTTTCTGGTTTTTTAGAAAGTAAATCAAAAGCTTTACCTATAGCTGCTGGTGCTGCTGCTGTAGGTGCTTATGCTTTATCTGATAAAGAAGAGGGAGAACCTTTTCAAGCTGCTATAGCTGCTGGTTTAGTAGTAGGACTTGGACCTAAAGGTTACAGAGCTTTAGCAGGAAAGTCTTTACATTCTGTAAGTATAAGAATTAAAGCACAGATAGCTAAACAATTAGAAGCAGACTCTAATTTAATTAAGATATGGGAATTTAAAGCTCAACGAATCATGGCTGCTTTAGATGAGTTACCTGAAGCTACTGCTTTAAGTATCATAACTAGAATAGAAGGTTCTAAAGTAGATGGTAAAGGAAATCGATTACCTTCTTTAACAGATGAGCAGAACAAGATTAAAAAAGAAATAGAAGACCTTCTTCTTGAGATAGGTGAACTAGCAGAAACTGCTGGTGTTATTAAGAAAAAAGGTACAGTGCAAAAGCTTAGTCTTAAAGATATGGACAAAGAGCAGACAGGTGCTTTTTTAAATAACTACTTTCCTCACTTATTTGTTAATGTAGATAAATTAACTGATGATGATTTAGCTGCTATCTTTGGTAAGCTTTCTGATAAGAGTGCTAACAAAAGAAATATTAGAGGTACACTTGCAGATATTCAACAGATGATAGATGATGGTGAGTTAAGTACTACTCTTAAATTACTTGGACCTAAAGATGCTATGAACGCTTATGTTCAAGGTATGGGTAGAGCTATTATAGGAAGAAATGCTTTAAATGCTATGAAGACTTTAGACTTAGGAACTCCTAATAATCCTAAAGACATGAGATTACCTGCTCTTTTAACATTAGAAGACTTAGATATATTAAAACAAAACAAAGATGGTAAAGGTTTTAATACTCAAGAGGGATTACAATATCTTGAGTTTGAACATCCTGCTTTAAAAGGTTACGCAGCACATGTTAATATACATAGTGTGTTAAATGATTTCTTTTCTATAAGACACCGTGGAACTATAGGAGATATAGCAGAGAAAGTACTTAAATTGAACAATGGACTTAAGCGTGTGTTTGTATTTGGTTCTTTGTTTCATGCTCAAGCTTTATTTATGTCTAGTGTTTATTCATTAGGTTTAATAGGAGCTATGAAAGGAACCTTTAAACTAGGTCCAAACAAATCAGTTACTAAATCAAATGTAATTACATACAAAGATGAAGATGGTAATATTACAACTAGAGAAGTAAGTTGGGCGCAGATGCAATTAGGTAAGAATGAGTTTGCTGAGATAGCTCAAGAAGCTATGAAAGATGGCTTACAAATTGTTAATATTAGAAGACAAGAATTAGTAAACCCCGGTAAACCTCAAGTAGATTTTATTATAGAAAAGCTTGGACCCGGTGGTAAAATAATGGGTAAAGCTTTTGATGCTATAGATAACATTACATGGGAATACTTACATGATAGAATGAAGTTAGCTGTTTATCTAAGGCATAGAGAAAAGTTATTAGACCAAGGTGTAGAATACAAGTTTGCTGGACAAAAGTCAGCTGAGTTTGCTAATGATGCTTTTGGTTCTTTAGACTGGAACAACTTTACTACTAGGTTATACGACTACGCAGCTGCTAATCCTGAGAAAGTAAGAGGTAAGGTTGCTAATAGATTAGCTCAATTAATACCTGTTAATAAAAGAAGGTGGTTAAACTTAGGATTGTTTGCACCTGACTGGACTATATCTAACATAAGAATTGTAGCTAAAACATTTACTGGATTACCTAAAGTAACTGATGCGATGGTTAAGAGATTCCAGAAAGGTGACTGGGAAGGTATGAAAGAGTCTAGAGATATGGTTAAAGCATGGAATATGTATGCTGCTTATTCACTAAGAGCAGGTGTTTATACTTCAGCAATGTGGTGGGCAGTAACAGAAGCGTTTAGTGATGAAGAACCTACGATGGAGGGATGGTGGGAATTCTGGACTGGCGATAACAGTGGTAAGTTAGACTTAGGTGGCGGTGAAAGTATGGTTATATCTAAACAGATAGCTGAGCCTATTCACTGGATACAGCACCCGATGCATACATTTATGAACAAGACAAGTGTAGTTCCTAAGACAGCTATGGAAGCTATGTTTAATAAACAATGGTTTTCTCTTAAGAACGGAATTCCATTAGGACCAAGGCTAGTAGAAGAAGATGGAACTAATCATTATGCTAAATGGTTACTAGGTAAGACAGTACCTATCGTATCTAAATCTATATTAGATAAAGACTTAGATTGGGATGAAAGATTTGAAAGAGTATTCACGGGTTTCTTTGGATTCCCTCAATATGGCGACCCGGAAGATTAATAACAGGAGATAGAAATGGCAGCAAAAGTACCTTCACAATCAGAGATTAAACAAATGATTTCTGATATAGATGAGTTAGAAGGCTATTCATTTAATGAATGGTTAGATTATATGCAAGAGGAATACCCTAATGTAGATGCGGTTGAACTTTATACAAGTAAAGGTGAGAACATTGTTCTTGGCTACTATGATGGTAATGAATTTATAGAAGGTGAACCTGATGTAGAAGAACCTTTAGATGCAGACACGATGCAATTAATTCAAGACTCAGTAGATAGTAGAGAAGATGTACCTCTTAATGTACCTGCTTCAGAAGAGCTAACTCAAGGGGAAACTACAGCTGCTTTCTTAGCAGACCTTAGAGATAGAAAGCTAAACCCAGAGAGATACGAAAGTATAATGCTAGGGCGTGATGAAGGTGAAGAAGAACAGTTTACTGAAGGAGCTATAGTAGAAGGAGGTATGCTTACTGATGAAGAAATAATGGCTGAAGATACTTCTATTGACCCTTTAGACCCTATGGGTTTAACTGATATGATAGTAAAGTATGCAACAGATGCAGGTATTGACCCAACATTAGCTATGGTAATGGCAGGTATTACAACTAAGAACCCTTCAAAAATACTTAGTCCTAAGAATAATAAAATGTTAAGTACTAAGAATAATACTATACTAAAAGAAGTAGACCCTAAGATAGGAAATGTTGTTACAAAACCTAAGGTTCCTCTTTCTACATCTACTGTATCTGCTAAGAACTCTAGAGTACTTAAAGAAACAGACCCTAAAGTTAGTACTAAGAACAATACTATACTTAAAAAAACAGAACCTAAAGTTAGTACTAAGAACAATACTATACTGAAAGAAAAGAATGTAGATAAGGTTACTAAGAAAGCTAATGTTGATAAAGTTACTGCGATATCTAAAAGTAGAAAGCTTACTAATAAAGACAAAGCAATTGCAGCAGGTATAACAACAGCAGCAGGTATAACAGCCCTTACTAATCAGAATGGTTTAACAGGTGAAAGAGATGCTGATGGTTCATTAATGATGGCTCAAGGTCCAACTAGTAGAGGTAGTAAAGGTACTCATACTATGCCAGATAATACTGAAATGAAAGACTCTGACATGATGGATGACATGCCTCCTTATGAGAAGTCTATAGATGATAGAGACATCGCTTCTAAGTCTACAGGTAAACCGGGTTGGACTTTAGATGGTAAAGGTGGTAACTACCTTAGTGCTAACTTTGAAGATGACTACTGGAATACTCCTGATGGCGTTGAAGAAGCCATAGGTATTTGGGGTAGACCAGTAGGTAATAAGATAGGTAATAAGTACTAGCTAAACGGTGACATAGGTGGTCGAGGAGGATGTCTTTCTTCTTCTTTCTCAATCACTTTGCCCACCCTATACACCCAGTTGCATCTACTGGTTGACATATTAGTTTACCTTGTATATCTTTCTGTTCCAGCATCTTGTTATCAAACTGGCTACACCCTGTTATAGTTAATATAACTATTAGTACTGTTAAAGCTTGCATACTCCATCCTCACAATCATCATCACTTACTGTTATAATATATTCACTAGCTCTAAGCTTAGGTACTATAAGTCTATCTAGATTAGCACAAGTGAATTGTTCCATTAGTGTTTCCAAACTTCGTATACTACATCTATCGTAGTATCGTTTGTAGGCATCTTCAAACTTAAGGTTAAGTACTCTTGCTCTTGTTGCGTAATCATGTGCTAACCTTTGTGTTATCTCTTGCCTGTCTAATGTCATCTATATCTCCAATTAATTCAACAACTACATAGTTGTCTTCCATTTCATCATCACCAAAACTTGAGGTGAATCCTCTTACATAGTCATAACTATCATCTTCTATTACACCACCCTCTACGAGAGCATCCATAAGGAACTTATGTATAGGAAACGTGTAGTTATCTATGTCTTTCCTTCTCTTTCCTTTAAAGAATAGTATGTACTTAGGTGTCATACTCTTAAACTTAGGGAGTATGCTTACCCACTCTGCTACTTCTTCGTGGTAGTCACGCTTAACCTTGTTCAAACTAAGGTAGTGCATGTTTCTATATATATTCATACTAAATAGATTAGTACGTTTCTTATCTCCTCTACCCTTACTATAGGTAGGCAGTTGTAGTACAGCTTTGTATACCATATGCTCCCCTCACTATTAACTACAGCTAAAGTACGCTGTAACCCCCTCTCATGCTCCTGTAAAAAGGGTTCTCATGTAAAGAACCCCAGACTTATCTCTTAACCTATCCAACCAAGTACTAAAGCCACGACTACAAT